TAGTGATGTGCCTGTGCTTTTAACGCCGATGAGATTTTCTGCTTGTACGCGAAAATCATAGTTAGAGGTAACATCAAGCCCGCTTATGTATATGCGTGGTTCACGAGTAGAGGCATAAAAGTAGTTAGTCGTGCCTGTCTTGTTGTAGCGAATTTTGTAAAGCTCAACAAAGGCATTTGTATTTTCATCCCACGAAAGCTCTACAGCACTAGACACGCCACCATCGGGGCCACGTAAGCCTATCTCGGTCAGCGTTAAGTTAGTTATGTTATCGACTGTGCGCCCGTCGTATAGGTCTAACTCTCCACCGCTTAAAAAGTCCTCTTCGTCGCTTGTAGTCCAGTCGTATAGTGCGGCGGCAGTTTCGATGCAAGTGAGATTAACGCCTAATGCTCCGCTATCACCAAGGATCAGCGAGTAGTCGATAACCTCGAATACTTTTTGGTCGTAGTTCAGTCGGTCATTAGTGACCTGTATTGTGTCGCCTACCTTGACCTGCAAGCCTTTCAGGTTGACCGCCATGGAAATAACAACCTGCTGGCGTGACTTGAGTAACGCTATTTTTGCAAGCCGCTGTGCCTGTAGATTATTAGTGACCAAAGGCAACGGCATATCGAGGTATAGCGGGTCGCCATCTTCTGTTGCATAGGTCGAGCTAATTTGTGGCGGGTAGTCCAGCACCTTGTAGTCTTTTTCTTCAGATACAAAAATGCCTTTCACACCGTTATAGCCACCTCTGCGCGACTGCCTCGTTTGTGTCTGGACGTCGCTGATTATGTCGGCTTCAGTAAAGGTGTGCGTCGGCGTTTTGTATTCTGCACCATCTACGAAATACTTGCCGCCCGAATAGGTTAGCTTGCCGCCCATAGACGCTAAAAGCTGTTCGATATTGGCTTTAATCTGGTTGCCAGTATCAATGACGCCATGCGACTCATAACGGTTCTGAAAGGTTGGTGTCGCCCTGCCTGTGCCAGTGCCTGCGCCCGTAGCAGTAAACTGCACACCTACTGTATTTGCAGAAGCTCCGATCGCCGTAAAGTCTGTGGTGCCGATTTCAACAATTTCGTAGGTCGTACCGCTGTTTATAGATGCCGCCGTGACAGCACCAGAAGATACACCGACCTGCTCATCGCACAAGTCAGCCGCCGCGTTCAAAGCTGTGCTGTCTATGTTTGAGCTTGACTCCCCTAGCCCGTAGCTCGAATCGCGCATGTAATCACGTAGACAAAGTGCAGGGTTTTGACTGTAAGCCATTACCTGTAATCGCGGGTCATAAACCTTTTTACCGCGTATGACCGCACTAATGTTTGGCACTCCTTGTGGAAATTGATCAGCATCCCATTCAAGTCTAAAGGCAATATATGCCATTCCCGACAGTTTGTGGTCTGATGTCCAACGAACATTGGCGCTAGTTAAGTCGCTCGATGCCGCCTGTGTTGCTGTGCCAAATTTTCGGTCGATAGTGACGTATGTACCCCAATCGCCTTGGAAGCCGCCTGTTAGTGTCCATATCTTTTTGTCGTTGAACCAAATTTCGTCGTAGGCTTGAATCTCATGGCTGGCAAAAACAATCGCCATGTGTAGGTATTTATTATCATTACCAGTGTTTGAAATAAAGACGACTTGACCACCGACGCGCATTTTTCCGTAAATAATTTTGCGGCTACCTGCTGGTTCACGCGTGGTTTGAGTAATGCCCCGCATTTGTGCGCCGATGTTCGGCTTTGGTGCAAGCGCACGAGACACCATTGAAAGGCCAGCGCCGATAGCAAACGCCGCCGCTACCTGACCAAAGGTTATGGCTGTAAATCCTATTGAGACTGCCGCACTTAACGCACTAGCTATCCCTGCTATAGCACTAACGGCCATGCTTTTACCTCAATACTAAAGAATAGACGCGCTCGATTTCCTCGAAGTTCAATCGCTCAAGGATTGCGTCGAATGGCTGATGCGCTTTTGTGTTGATATGTAGCTTAGTAATACCCTCTGCCGTGAGCGAATCGATAGCAAACTTAATTAACTTCACTCCAGCTAATCCCTTGCGCGCAGGCTTGGTCAAAAAGATGATGTCGTTATTAGCAAAGAGGTGGTCGCGGTAGTGCAATGACTTGCTGACCATAACTACAAAGTAACCTATTAGCTTATCGTCTTTGCGGGCTGTGTAGATTCGTAACGCGTTGACGTTATCAAGTCGTGCGTAGCCTTCCCAATCAGGGTTTAGCTTGATGATTTCTTTGTTTAGGGCTATCTCTTTCCAATGCTCTTCAAGTAATGGCTCGATTTCTCGCCTTACCCTCGCCAAGTTTTCTAGTGCAAATTCCATAAGCGCCTCTAATCTAGTTGCCTTTGGTCTGGTGGGAAGTCAGGGTCAGGGCTTCTGCCGCCGCCACCACCGCCACTACTTACCTGACTGCGGCCCCAAACAATCTCTTTCTCTGCCATCTCTGCGACAAACTCTAGTCCCTTGTCGTTGGGGTAGTTTATCTTTTGATCTTCTGCTGTGTAGCGTCTAATGCGTGTGCGCTCAAACTCAATCAACCGATTCTCGACTGTTATCTGTATCGTGGCAGTTTCAGCAGAGTCATTAATGATCATTGTGTCCATAAAGCCGCTAAATACAGTCACAGGGTTGCTGATAACGCCGTTGCTAGAATCCATAGCGCCTAGCAATACTTTTAACTCGCGGCCTTGGTAGTCAACGTCACGCGCTTTAGCAAGTAGTGGGTCAGTGATGCCTGACAGGGTTACTGTAATCCCGTTGGCTTGTAGCTCGGACGTTTCTGCAATTTCACCAATACTGAGAAGAGTGCCTGCGCCAACATAATTAGTACCACTAACAGTTAGCGTACCAATGCCATTCCATAAATATAACTGCGTGTGTATTAGGTTCGGCGGTGTTTCGTCGTCGTAAACGTCATCGAATAACAGCTGAACTAATATAATAGGGCGCACTAGGTCGGCGGTAACTGCCGTTTGCATGCTCGATGTTAATGACCTGCTCATATAGCCTCAACACAAGCAAAAGTGAAACCGTACAGACTAGCCTGATTGATACTCCATCCGATTTCATTAGAGGCCAGCCGCCACGTTCCTTGGGGTAGGGTAAAGTCGAGCGGCGCACTAGATGCGGCGACCCGAAGCGGTGGCATGATATCAATAGACGATGAACTATTTACTTCAGTGATGATGTAAAGCGCACTGCCAATCTCAAAGTAATCACCAGCAACAGCGCCCGTAAACGAGCCTGTCAGCGTAGTAGCGTTCACAGCCCCCGTACCTGTCCCTGTGGCGGTCGTATTGTGCAAAGGGTTGCCAAGGGTAAAGGTATTCGCTTGGCCCCGTAGACCCGCAAAGAAAGCCTCTAACTGCTTGGCGTCTGCCCGCTTCATCGGTGGTAAAGTTACCTCCGCCTCCCATCGCACACCCTGATGCTGATACACCTGCTGGTCATAAGTAAAAGGCGACTGACTAATAGCCGTTGCAGAGCGCAACCGCATTGTCATCGACTGTATGCCTACACTAGGAAACGCCGCCATTATGCACCCACCATTGCTTTGCTGAAGCCGCCACCACGTAGTCTAGCATCTGCGACGGCTGACTTGGCCGCGTTACTAATCTGTGGCAGTAAGTTAGCAATCTCAGCACGTACGGTTTGCTGTACGCCTGTGGTGACGTTAATGTTCTGCACGATAGTAATACCGCCGCCACCGCCTTTCGTGTGATCTATCACCGACTCATTTGGGTGCAATATTGCAGGGAAGCCGCCTTTGCCATCTACGCCGCCCGCTCTAGCCCCATAGCCTGTGAAGCCACCGCCATTGAAATCTGGAACCTGTGGCCCAGTTCTTGGCCCCGCTGTTGTGCCGTCCATACCTTTAGGTGCTGGTTGAAAAGCGTTAACAATCGCACCGAATATCTGTTGCGTTATGTAGTACTGAACAGCCATGCGGATAAGGTCGTCGATTACATTTTTCGCCATGTTTCTAATTGCGTCACTAAACTTCTCTGCGCCTGTAATGGCGTTTGTAAAGCCAGTGGTAAACGAGTTCATTGTGTTATTAGCAAAGCTCGTTACCAAATCCTCAGACTGCGGCAGTTGACGGTCTAGCTGTTTAAGCGACTCTATATATTTATTCGCTATATTGTCTTCACCGCTTTCAGGAGCAGGCTTGAGCTTTAGCCGAAAGTCACCGACTTTTTTGCCGAGGTTAGTAAAGAACGCTTCAAACTCAGCTTCACTAATCCCGAAAAGGCTTTCCATCGTTATTTCTGGAATTCCCTCACCCTTTGCAGTTGCTACGCGGATTTCCTCGATTTTTTCAGCTAGTCTGCGCTCAATGTCTAAACGCGCATCTGCAAAGTTTTGCTCAGTAATTAGTCCTTCGTCTTGTGCGTCGGTAAGTAGCTTGTATTCCTTCTTGGTTAATTCTTCACGATCGTTAAACGCCTTATTTCTAATTCTTATTAGCTCATCTAGTGCATCTCTTTCTCTTTCTATAGCCTTTAATCCACGCTTATCAAGAGCTAAAGAAACGTCAATGACCGCTTTATTTACTCTGTTGTATTGCTCAATGATTGAGTTGAGAATACTAAAGATGCCAGTAGCCGCCGCACTAAACGCGTTGATAAGGTTTCGGGCAATGGTTTTGCCTACCTCTGTAAAGCCACCTTGCGCTTCACCAAAGGCAGTTAGTGTTTCAGTAAGAGATTCGACTATGTATTCAAGGGCTGGAGCAAGCGCCGCCGTGGTTTGGTCAAGTATTCCTTTGAAGATACTGTTGAGCTTTAAAAACTCTTCATTAGCATCCTCTACGCCTTGTGCCGCCTCTGATGACATTACAACGCCAAGAGCCTTAGCCTCTCCCAGCATAGCGGCAAGTGCGCCTCTGCCCTGAGACAGAGTGTTAACTAAAGCCGCACCCTCTGAGTCGAACAGCTTAAACGCGATGCGTAGCTTGTCTGATTCTGACTGCACACCTTGAAACGCGTCAGCAAGTACAAGCATGCGCTCATCAAGTGGCAACTTAACAAGCTCGCGGGCATCGATGCCTAGCTCACGGATAGCGCCTTTTGCTTCACCTGTACCCTGAGCCGCTTCTGACGCTCTACGGCTGAACCTTTGAAGCGCCATGTTCATTGTGTTGACTTCGACGCCTGTTAGCTTCCCTGCGTATTGCAAGGCACTTAGTGCTTCGGTTGTGGTGCCTATCTTGCTCGCGGTTTTAGAAAGTGCGTCTGTTGCGAGAAGTGACTGCCTTACAAGCAAAGTTATGCCGCCAGCACCAAGAAGACCCACGAGCGCAGTCTTCATATTAAGCAATGGCTTAGTTAGTAAGCGAAGACCAGAACCAATTTTCTTTAAGACACCAGACGTTTTATCAAGTGCCGTGATGCGTATCTTAACGTCTTGAGTTGCCATCAGTTTGCTCACTTAGTATCTGGAAGTAAGCGAGCCATTCGTGGTACTCAGTAACGGATATTTGCTCGACTTCTTCGATGGTTTTGTGAAGCCGATCAGCCAAGGCAATGAGGTTGAACCTCGACTGATCGGTCTTTAGTTTTTTGCTAAGTCCTCTACAGAGTCAATAGTACCAAACATGTGATTTGCGATTTCGGAAATTACTGTAGTTTCCTCGCCCATCAGTTCTATCTTGTCATCAGCGGCAGTGAATAGCTTTTCGCCATCCTGTGACTCCGCCTTCATTACAATTAGATCAACCATGCTTGCGATGCTAGGATTCTGCAACACCTGCGGATGCTTGCGCTGTAGCTCGTTTAAATCGTAGCAAGTGATAGGGCGACAAAATAAAACAAATGGGCCGTCATCATCAGCCCACTCTTCTACTTCTATTTTGCGACGTGACTGCTTACGACGCTTGCGTAGCTCTTTAGCAAGGCTCATTAGTTAGATGCTTCTGTAACTGCGCCCGATACCTGCACAGAGAATGACGCTTCAACGATGCCATCATACGAGGCAGAAACAGTCTTTGCTGTGACAAGGCCACCACCACTATAGCTTTTGCCCGCCGACGTGCCTTCGGGGTGAATTTCCCAATCAATGTCCGTGCCTACGTCAAAAATTAGCTGTTGTGCGTCAGCGCTGTCCCATAGGGCGTCCACAGTCAGTGTCGCATCCGTAAGGCTTGCGAGGTACGATTTAACTGTGTCGCCCATCGCAGTGGTTTCTAGTGTGTCTGCGGTTTCGTCAATGCTGTATGAGCGAACCTCACCAACATTTGCTGTCGTACCGCCATTGGCCGCAATCTTGATGACGCCAGCGGAACCTTTACTAATAGCCATGTTTTTTCTCCTTTACGCGTCACCGCGTGTGTATGAATAAAGAATCTGAACGGTGACAATCACGCCGCCAATAGGGTCTATTGTACCATCATCTACCTCAACGCTAATAACCTGCGTATCTATGGCGTGACCGCCACGCGTTCTATCAGTGTCGAGTTTTTCGTCGATAGCCTCTGCAATCTGATTGCGGGCTGTGTCGATGTTCTTGTGCTTAACAAAGCAAATAAGCTCGTAGTCAATAGTGCCATGCCGACTTGTAGCACTGCCGCCCATGCTGGCATCTTCGCGCGTCTCGTTTGCTGTGCGTACTAATATCGCTGGAAACTGCGCGTTAGATAGCTTGTCAAAGTCAAACGGCTCACGCGTCACCTTTTTAACCTTCGGCGTCGTGATAGCCTTGAGCGCAGTCACAAGATTGTTTGCGATGTTTTCACGTACACTCATCTGCGCCTATCCTTGATCTTAACCTGCCCAAAATACACTCTTGCAAGGTCTTTCTCTTCATCACGGTTAAAGCCAAAAAACTTGCGCTTTTCGTTTACCATCGCCGCTCGCTTCGCCGCATCAGCACGACTGAAAAATATCTCGCCTGTGCTTCGGTTTACTACTTTGCCTTGTAGTGCCGCAAGCATAGATGGACGCTTTTGCCACCTGTCTTTCTCCTGCGACATTACTCTTTCGCCACCACTAACGGGTGTGCCTTGCCTGCGCTCGTAACCAAACTCTAAATTGACCTTGGCAGTCTCTAAACCTAATGCCGCTCTTACTCGCTTCCAGCCACTACTGTAGCCTTTGAAAGCACCACGAAAGCCTTTGCCTTGCGCTGTGCGCTCTTCGATGATTGTAGTGCCATGCAATACTGTGCGAGCCATAGCCCGCTTACGACTCTTTTTTATGTCGTCTTTGATGTCATCTGCGACACGCTCTAGGCGTAATGGTTTAGTGCGTATGCGTATCATCGGTCAAGTCGGTTAAGCGGTATGCTTTCTTTCTCTTTGTCAGTGACAGTGCCGTCGTTGTCTGCATCGTACTCGACACCATCCTGAAACACTGCGTCTAACTCCTCGCCGTAACGCGCCTTGTAGAAGTCGATCATCTGCAAAAAGCGGTCGTCATCAACCCAGTTAGTTAGCTGTGGTAATGCGTACTTCCACAATACGAGGTAGGCGCTCGCGCGTGTCCACTGTGACTCAGTTAAATAGCTAGGAACCATCTCACCCTGTATGCCCTTACGGTGCCACCAGCGGTTACGAATCTCACGCTCTATGTCTGCCTGTGCCTTTGCATGTTCAGCGGTAAAGGCCAAGATGCCTAGGTCAAAGATGTCAGGGACAATTGCTTCTAAATCGTCGTCGTCACTAAATGCCATGTCGTCACCATTTTACCTTTGCCGCCCAGTACACTGGATCAAGTGGGGTAGCGTTGCGTAGGTTTTTCTCGTGTCTTGCGTACCAAGCCGCTCGCATTGCTTTGTCGCGGGCCGACTCACCGTCTTTAGGTGGGTAAGTCTTCGCGCCTTTAGCGCCGAACCTAACTAGCTTAATCACGCCTTTGTAGCGAGCCAATACCGCATGAGACTTATTAAGATGTCGTGGCGTTCGCTTTGCCACGTTGTAATCCTCAAACCGTTCACCGCGATAAGTGACTGCCATATAAACCTCAGAGTAAAGCGGCCCCGAAGGGCCGCAT